AATATCTATGGTATGGATAGAATGATGTGTCCTACATTTGAAGATTGGAGTAAATATATAACTAATCCTGAACCTACACATACTGGGTGGGTTTATATCCATGGTACTGCATTTCCGTTTGGTGTTCGCATTGGGGAATATATGAGTGAAGGTTATGAACCAATAGGATTCTTCCAATTATGGCACCCAAATACATCAGGAATTAAATCATATCCTGAAACACACGGTAGTGCAGATCGCACAGATGTTCAATTTGCTAAAAAGTGGCCAAGAAAAAATCGTATATTAATACCTGAAGTAATAGCTATTCACCTTGATAGTGAAAATGCTACTGTAGATAATATGGGTAAGAATTGGAATGGTCGTAAGTCAAAACATTTTGGAACCGGTTATTCTCCTGAAATAAAGAAAAGATCATGGTGGGAAATAATTAAAAGTTGGTTTAAATAAATAAAATAAATAAGTTATGAATAATTTAGATCCTTGGTATCAGTCACTACTCTCCTTATTAGTAAGTGAAGATCAAAGCTTTAGCAAATCAGACAGAACAGGAACAGGCACTAAGTCTCTATTTGGCGTACAGTTTAGACATGATATGAGTGATGGATTTCCATTACTTACTACAAAGAAGATGGCTTGGAAAATTATGGTTACTGAGTTAGTATGGTTCTTAAAAGGAGATACTAATATTAAATTCTTAGTTGATAATGATTGTCATATTTGGGATGGTGATTGCTTTTCTCATTATCTTAAAGAGTGTGAAAGATTAAAAAGGTTAGAAGAAGATCAAAAATAATGTGCTAAATTTGGGATGAAGCTTATCTTTTCATATATTTATTGATATGATAGGAATATATAAAATAACAAGCCCAACTAATAAAATATACATTGGTCAATCTACTAATATTGAGAATAGAAAATATTATTATACTTCTATTAAATGTGACAAACAGCCTAAATTATATAATTCATTATTAAAATATGGTTGGGAACAACATATATTTGAAGTGATTGAAGAATGTCTTGAAGAACAATTAAATGAACGTGAAATATACTGGGGTAACTATTTTAAGGTTTTAGGTGAAAATGGCTTAAATCTAAGATTAGGAGATGCAAATGGATTGTGTAGTAAAGAGACAAAACAAAAAATAGGATTAACTAATTCAAGACCTAAACCTGATAATTTTAATTCTAGCCTCAGAAAATCAGTATTGCAATTTGATAAACAAGGTAATCTAGTGGCCGAATATGAATCATATCACGACGCTAAAAATAAAACAGGATTAAGTTTAACTGAAGTTTTAAGAGATAAAGCTAAAACAGCCGGTGGGTATATTTTTAAATATAAAAATGATTGGGATGGGGTTCCACCATCAATAAAACCCCATGGCACAATAGGTAAACAACAACCATTTAAAGGCAGAATCAGTCCTAATAAAGGTAAAACACGAAAATAAAAATATAAAAAGTTATGAATAAAGATTACTTACACCCAGACGGAAGACCTTATACTAAAGAAGAATTCATTAACAAAATCAAAACAGATGATGAGTTTGCAAATAAGTGGGGAGAACTAGGACCAATTTATGGAAAACAATGGAGAAATTGGAAGTTCACAGATAAATTTACAAATGGAGAACAAATTGCTTATGTAAATGGAAAGATAGACCAAATCGCAAACCTAATCAACGAACTAGAAACAAATCCTGATAGTAGAAGATTAATGGTTAGTGCCTGGAATGTAGGTGAGTTAGATCAAATGGTATTACCGCCTTGTCATTATGGTTTTCAAGTTTATACAAGAGAATTAACTCTACAAGAAAGAATGATAATATCTATTGGAGATACAGCATATAGCATTCCTGAAGAAAATATCGACACAGAGTGGTTAGATAGGCAAAATATACCAACACGAGCAATCTCTCTAATGTGGAATCAACGTTCAGTAGATACATTCCTTGGTTTACCATTCAATATAGCATCATACGGTTTATTACTTATGATGATAGCAGATGAAGTGAATATGGTTCCTGATCAATTGATTGGTAATTTAGGTGATGTACATTTATACAACAACCATACTGAACAAGCTAAAGAACAAATAGGTAGAACGCCATTCGAATTACCAACTGTTCATGTTAGAGATGGTATTGAATCATTTATGGATGGAGATATTATATTAGAAAACTATCAATCACATCCAAGTATTAAAGCACCTCTAAGTAATTAATTTGGTGAGGTCAAAATAATAATTTATATTTACAAGATGATAGTTAAAGAATTAATTGAATATTTACAAACACTAGATCCTGAATTAAGAGTATTTATTAAAGGATACGAAGCGGGATATAATGATATTAACAATATTAATCATGAAGAATTAGTATTAAATGTTCATGATGTTTGGTATTATGGTAAACATGATTTACTAAGCAACATGGAGAAGAAAGATAAAATATTAGATAGAGAATCAGAACATAAATCAATAAAAGGTATAATAATAGGTTATGAAGAAGACTTTAATATTAGGTGATACACACGGCCGCTCAAATTGGAAATTAGCAATACATCAAGATAAACCTGATAGAGTTATTTTTATAGGTGATTATTTTGACTCATTTGATATACCTGGGTTAGATCAAATCTATAATTTCAAAGAAATAGTTCACTATAAAGAAAGTAATCCACAAGTTGAAGTTGTAATGTTGATTGGTAATCATGATCATCATTATTTCCCCGAAATTGGTTATACCGGAACTAGTGGTTATCAATCTGGAATTGCACCTTCAATCAGTCAAGTTATAAATGAAAATAGACATCATTTACAAATGGCTTATGGGTTTGAAAATTTCTTGTTTACACATGCTGGTGTAAGTCCTGTATTCATGGATCAAGTGTTTGGAGAGAATGATTGGAATATAGAAACAGTAGTAGTAGATTTAAATGAACTGTTTAAATATAAACCTAAAGCATTTGAATTTAATGGTTTTGATGGTTATGGCGATAATACAACTCAAACACCGATTTGGATTAGACCTAGATCATTAATGTCTGCAAATAAAAAACACAAGAAAGGATTAAAGAAAGATTATATTCAAATTATAGGACATACTCAAATGAATAAATTAGATCTTATAGGATCAGATAAATTTACAGGTGGAAGATATTATTTTATTGATACAATGGATACCACAGGAGAGTATTTGATTTGGCAAGATAATAAATTTACCGTTAACTCAGTAAAATAAATGTTATGGAAAACAATCGTAGATTATTTTTTAAAGGACTAGCAGCGTTTGCTGGTGGCGTAGTAGCAGCTAAAGTAACTTCATACATTCCAAAGAAAGAAGAACCAAAAGAAGAATTGATGGTAACTAGCGCTATCACTATTAAACATGGTGATGAAGAGTATCATCCACTTGTAGTAAAGAAAACAGAAGTTGATGGTATGGTATTTGAAGGATCTAAAAATCCATTCTCCATAATAGAACAACAACCTGAAAATTCATTCACTATAAGAGAATCAACTCCAAAAATTAGAAAAGCAAACATATGAACAAATTAAAATACATATTACAAGATCTAAAGTGGTTGAAGGTATTGAATAGCCCATTCAAACCGTTTAATGTTAGTTTATATGCCGGTAAAACACAAATAGGTACCCCATATTTTTTACCTAGAAAATGGGTTAAAGCAACTCCAGAATTAGCTAAAAAGGCAGCATTAGAAACAATAGAGTCTGAAAAAAAGTGGAATAGTATAAATCCTAAATATACTCGTAGGATAAAATCATACGAAGAGATATATCAAGAAAAACTAGGATATTCATTTCCTGTTCCTCTTAAAGTGGGATTCAGTTATTGTGGATTAGGATGGAAAACAAAATGGACAGATACTGACTTTAGATATGAATGGGGTCCTGTGTTATCATTTGTGTTTTTTGGTTATCAAATAGCATTAATGGTAGGTCACAAACATAGCTCACATTATTGGGAATCATGGTTATATTATGAAAAGGCTACTGATAAAACAAAATCTAAACGTGAACGAATAGAACAATGTAGAAAAGAATTTCCACAAACATGGAAAGTATCTTCTATGGGCAAAGAAGAAATCGTAGATTACTATCAACGTATACTTAAAACTAAATATCTATGACACGAGCAGAACAAAAAGCAAATAAAGAAAAACAATTACTAAAGGAATTGATTGATAAAATGTTTGAACTTGCTGGTCACGACCTTAAGTTTGAAGATGTAGAAGGTAGAAAAGATAATTGGTTTCAACAATACACAATGACTGAGGCTCAAAATAAGGAGTGGCGAGAATGGGGTGTAAAACATATTAAGAAGAAAAAACGTCACTATTCAAAAATAGCTGAACGTGAAATGGCATTTCTTGATTTATATTGTGGATTAAAAACAGTTACGAATGAAGAAGAAAAAAGCACAACAAACGAAGCGTGAGTGGTTTATAGTAATGAATTCACAGCTAGAATACTTTAGTGGATTGATGTATGGTGGTGAATTAGTATGGTGTAATGACTATAAAGAGGCTAAACCACTAGATAATGAAGCTAAATTTAAAACATTACAGTCTCTTTGTTATGGTGAAGAATTAATTTTAGATTATATTAGTTAAAAAATAGGAGAGGTTAAGTGACCCGACCTACCTACAAATCGGGTGTGAGTTGTTAGTAGGTAGCCTCTCCTAAATCTTTAAATTATGAGAACAGAACAAGAACGCTTAGCAAAATACAGAGCAGCATTTTTAGAGAAAGTAAAAAAATGGAAATGGGATGCTGTAGAAGATAAACCTAGTAATAGACGAGGTCGTAAAGCTAAAGTAACAACCCGCCCCGAATCAAAACCAAGAACTAAATTAGAACAAGACGCATTTGCTTATAACTGGGTAAAATAATAAATTATGAATAAATACGAAGCATTAGGAGACAATTATTTTGGATTTGAATTATTTGAAGAAATATTTAAAGTAATTAACGAACGTGATAGTTCACATGAAGACCAAATGTTTAAAGCCGGTGTAGCAAGTGCAGAAGCCGCTGTTAGGCGTTTGAGAGAAGAATATTATGAGGCCATATCTAAATCAGTTATGGATATGTAGTAATATTTATAGGTAATAAAATACCTAAGATTGAAAAAATTCATCCGCCCAATACCCCCGGCGAATAGTACAATACCCGGAACTAAACCGGCTACTTCCAAAGTAAATATACTTTCTCTAAACCCCAGCTCAGAGCATGTTATTTTTCTTGAAAGAGATGGATATCAATTACAAGGTATAAATCCACTTACAAATAATTACCCTGTTAATGTTATCTATGATAATGAACAAAATATAACAGATGCCATTATAACTAATAATATAGAATATATTAATGTTGGAGATAATTTCTATTTAAAATATTTATAATAGTAAATAATTCAACATAAAATGGCATTAACAGGAAAAACTATAAGTCAATTAGATCATTTAACTTCACCGCTTACAGGAAATGAAGCTTTTCCTATTGAATATAATGGAGCAACATATCATATAAGTCAATCACAAATAATATCAGGTCTAGCAACTACAGGATCTAATATTTTTCAAGGTTCACAAATAATTTCAGGATCTAAATCTTTAATTTTAGGAGATAAATCAATTTCTTCGGGAAGTAATAATATTGTAAATGCTCAGAGTGATCCGATTTCATTTTCTAGTGCTAGCATATCTAGAATTATATTCAATTATCCAACGGCATCTACAGGATATTCTACGGGAATAAGTGAAGATAGAAGAACGATATATAAATATCTTACCGGTTCTTATGGGGTAGGTTTACCAGCACCTGTTCCTATTCCCTTAGCATCTACAAATTCAATGGATTTTACTTATAGATTTGCAGCTTACGAGTATGGTATAACAGACTATAAATTTGTATTAAATAACTCAGATATTGTTACATATATAGGAAATTCTTCATTTTCCACAGCATCTTTAATTTCTACTGGTTCGTTTGCTACAAGTTCTTATATTAGTGGAGCTGCTGTAATGTCTTATAGTCTTTCAGATCCATTACCTGCACAAATAGGAATATCAGGGTCTGAAATAACTCATATAACATTTGCTATAAGTGCATCTATACCTTATGCAAACCTAGGTACCGCAAGTCTTAATAAATATTGGGAAGGATTTATTGATGATAGTACTTATATTAGAGTTCCTACTCCGTTTCCTATAAATTTTTTAGGAAGAAAATATAATTACATTTATGTAAGCGATAATGGATATATACAATTTGATACTCTATCTAATACTACATTTACCGTACAAACATTATTAATATCATCATCAAGACCTCCATTTCCAAATATAAAAGTAGGGGCTGCTGATTTATCAATGTATAAAGTATACACTGGGTCATTAGATTCTAATTCTGAGACATTTAGATTATGGATACAGGGAAGAAGTGAATATCCTTTTGGAACACCTAATAGAGAATATAGTTTTATATTCTATAAAGAAAGTGAAAGAATTGACTTATATGTAGATAGTATGGTATTTACTACAGCAGTCAGAGATGGGTATCTCTCAAAAGTTTCTCAAATATCAGATGGTTACACATTATTTTCAGACTTTTCTAGCTCTATATATTCAGGTAGTGAATATGCCTTAAATATATGGAACCCCCCAGTTACTTCTTCTACTGTAGCTGTAAAACAAATAAGTGGAAATACTATTACTGCATATGGGAGTGCTAGTATATATCCTAATTTAATAAATTCTACTTTATATTATATAAATTTTGATAAGAGAATTTCTACTGGAAGTCAATACTCATTATCATCATATTCTTTAAGAAATACCTCCTCTTTACAAAACACTACCATATCTTCTATAAGTTATAATCCGGGAACTAATGATACTACAATAGTTTTATCAAGTACCTTACAATCGGATTATACGGCATCTATATATTCATCTTCCTATATAAATCTAGAAACAAATAACTTTCTAGATGTTTCAGTAAATACAATAAGCCAGTCTGTTGTAAAAATTAATAATCCTGAATCTAGTTTATGCAGATTCTCAGTATATCCTCTTACTGCAAGTAGTATAACACTATATAAAAATGATGGATATACCAAAAATTTAACATTAGATTCTGTTAACGATAGAAAAGCTCTTAGAATAACTAGTTCAAGTTACTCTATTGGTAGTGTTACAGGAAGTCTATTTTTATCTTATTCTATTTTTCCTTTAGGAGATTACCAATCAGTAGCTTATGGTGAATATTCTCAAGTTCATGGGTTAGGAGTAGTGGCATCATCTTCTTACCAATACGTTTATGGAAAATATAATGAACTAAATGACACAACTTCTACCTTTATAGTAGCAGGAGGGTCTGAGACCCTTAAAAGAAAAAATTTATTCTCTGTTAATAACAATGGTATAAAAGTTAGTGGGGATATATTATATGCTACTGAAAGTCTTTTAATATCTAAAAGAGGATCCACATTTTCAAGTAGCATAGCATTAACAGGATATCTTTCAGTTATAAGTGCTGATAGCGCATCATATCTAAAAGGATCAGGCTCGGCCATATTAAAAGTAGCTGGGTACTACAGTAATCATCTAAATATTAGAGATGATGGATTTTCAGGATCATATTCCTCTTCTATATTTTCGGTAAATGACTTAATGGGTATTCCTGTTTTAGATACTTTTTTTGATGGATGTGTTAGAATGTATAGTTATCCGGATATAGTATTTGAAAAAAGTGGTAGTAGTATTTATTTAGGAACAAATTACTTAACAGAGTCTAAAGCAGTTATAAGAAATAATTTTACTATAGATAAAGGATTAAAAGTACAATATAATATGACTCAAGCAACTGGATCTACTACAGGATCAGTTACATCTAGTATTTATACTTATTATTTTAATCCTACAGTATCCTCATCTATGTACTACAGTGCTCTTATAAATGGATATGATACGGGTTCAAGAGAATTAATAGTAGGGGATATAAAATCCACTATAAAATATACAGCGGGTACTGCATCTATAGTGGGAACAAATATAAAATCTGCAATTTCAGAAAGTGCTGGGCTTAATTTTAATATAGTTGCTGGAGGAACATCTGCTTCCCTTGAAGTGTATGGAGTTTTGGGAAAAACTTATAAATGGGCTGCTACAATAACAACACAAAATTTTTAATACATTATGTCAGTAACAATAAGAGAACAGATTACTACTCAAGGTTTAATAACCTATTTAGACGGTGCATATTCAAATAGTATAGTTAGCGGTAGCTTAGTTTGGAAAGATATAATGAGACTTAATACAGATACTAGTCTAATTAATGGAGCTTCATACAATACAAGTGAGTATATTGGAGGGGTTTCTTTTGATGGAATAGATGATTATGTATCTATACCTTATAATTACGCCTTAACTAATGAACCTTTTGCAGTAGAAATCTGGAGAAAACATGTATCCTCCTCAGTATATTTACCCGGAATATTATCTTGTGGGAACTATCTAGGTTCAGGAGCTTATGGCTCCCCAGGTTGGTGTATAGGTTATTGGAATGGGATTGGAACTAGAATTACGGCTGCTGTAGCAGATAGTACTGGGTTTAATCGTTATGTTAATCATTTTGATGTACGTAGTTATTCTCCTTTTAATTCTCCACAATACATATTTTTTCATAGAAATACTATTACTCAAACTATGTCTTTATTTATTAATGGAGTAAAACAATCCATTACTCTTCCAAATGATGTAAACATAGGGGGGGCAAATAGAACAAGCCTTCAGGCATACACGTGGGGTAGTGGGGGACCAACTATGTTTGGATCTTTATATATGGTTAAATTATACTATAATGTAAACTTTACCGATTCAGAAATATTACAAAAATTTACTAGCACAAGAGAAAGATTTGGGATATTATAATGGCAGAATAAATGTCTTATATTCATACAAATAAAATAAAAATATGGCTATTCAAACAAAAGACGATGCACAGAGTAAAGCGGATAGGAGAGTAGATAGATCATTTTTTAAGACAACAAAACAAAAACCACTAATGGAAATGAAATTCAGCGAAGTAATATCTTTGGCTGATCAGCTTGAGTGGGTTAGATTGAAACAATTAGAGAAAGATAAACAAGTAAATAAATAAATAATATATGACTAACGACACAATGTATTTCAATTGTATGGCTATTGAGGAATTGGTTCGTAGTATGGTTATGAGAGGTATAGATGATAATTTTAAATTAGTAATGGCTGTTAACAAGGAATTTGAACCCCAAACCGCTTGGGAACAAGAGTTATATAGCGAAGCCATTATATATGCTAAACAGGGAGTATTAAATTAGAATTGGTCGGTCAAAATTATTGCTGTAAATTTAGTGTATTAAATAATTAAAAAAACAAAGGTTATGACAAACGAATTAAATTCAAACGTAATGATGAGCGGTAACAGTTACTCGCTCGAGCAAATCAAATCAATGGCTCCATCAGTATTCACAACTGATAAAGCACCCCACCTCACAGACAAATACATTCAAACCCCAACATCACGTGTTGTAGAGGATTTGATGAGTATGGGATGGCAAGTAACTAAAGTGCAAGAAGTTAAAGCACGTAAGGGTAAAGGATTCCAAAAACACATGGTTGTATTCCGCAACCCAGAAATCATGATTAAGGGTGCTAATGGTGATGATTCATTCCCTCAAATTCTACTTACCAATTCACATGATGGTAAAGCAGCGTTCAATTTCAGAGTAGGTATCTTCAGGTTAGTATGTTCAAATGGGTTAGTTATTAGCGATGCTGATTTTAATAATGTATCCATCAGACACATGAATTATTCCTTCGAGACACTACAAACCAAAATTCAAGAGGTAATTGCTAAACTACCTAACCTAGTTCAGAAGATTAATTTATTTAAACAAACTGAACTGACTGAAGCTCAAATGGCTGATTTTGCTACTAAAGCAGCAGCGCTTAGAAACAAACAAACAGTCAACATCGCAGATCTACTCCGTG